CTAAAAGCATTTACTTTAGATTTTATTTCTATATTTCTTATAAAATTCTTGGATGAGTTAACTATTTTTAAGTTAGAACCTCCTCTAAAGTAATTACCATTAGTAACATCTAGAAATTCTTTATGGAATGGACTTCTCATTATTAAATTTCTTCTTCTAATATTTATGAATTTTTCAAAGATCTCTATATTATCCATAAAGAAATTGAATTTAACACCATATTTTGAGAATATAGATACTAAGTTTTGTAGTGCTAGATAAACATCTGAAGAATAGCTCGCTAATGAAGGGTATTTTTGACCAATTCCAGTTATAAAACTCTCGTCATTTAAGGTTCCTTCTTCTTTATACAGCATAAACCTACTTACTAATTCAATTGGCATATTGTCATACATCTCCTTTACTTTAACAAATGTCCATATGTACTTGACATTAACTGGCTTTAGTGAAGTTTCATAATCAGATCTAGAGAAGTATAATTCTACTTTGTAAATTTCTCTTAACATATCCATATTTCTAGAAGGTAATTCTATCTCAGCTTCACATATCCTTTGTAGTATAAGTAACATTTCCTTTATCTTCATATGCTTAGTGAATATTCCAGGTACAGAACTATTGTTTAACTTAAAGTCATCATCAAGATCATTTAGTATTGTTCGGTTCCTATATCCTTTACAAACTCTAATTATTCTACCAGGAGATGATTTATCAACTTTTTTAGAAACAACAGCTACTAGTTGAGATAAAAATCTTATGTTATTTATTATCCCTAACTTAGAAAGTTTAGTAATATTTCTATTAACCTTTTTCATTACTTTTTCTAATATTTCTAAGTTGTGTTTCTCTTCATCTGAGTCTTTGTAGTAGTCTAAATAATTCTCTATTAAAGTTAAAGAGGAGCTCAATTTTTCTACCGTATACTTCATTTGGTGTGTTCTGAAAAGGATGTTTTTTATTATGTTTAACAGTTTTTTAAGTTGAATATTTATATATTCATCTGTTTTAGGGAGATCTCTCTTGTAATGTTTAGTTATTAACCAATCTTTAGAAAAGCCCATTATGCCTTCAGACTCTTCTGTTTGTTCATCTCCCCCATGCTTCCAAATTATCCTATCAGTAGACACTATTCTCATTAATCTATCTATCTTCATAGATCTTTCCGATAACACTAACATTCTAAAATAGTATTCTGCAAAACCATTCTTTAATACTTTACCGTAAGAAGCGAAGTTTATTCCACCCATTACAACTGGTATTCTAACTAAGTTTTCTCCGGAGGGAAATCCATATAATTCTCTTATTCCCAATTGTGAAACATGATTGATAAATTCAAAAGAATATCCTGGTAAACCATTAACTATAGATGACCACAAGCCAGTAGACGTTTTAGTTATATCTTGTTTATAACTATCTCCATATATTTTTACTGATGAAGTTATCATTTTAGAAAGAGCTACTTGATGACCTTCATTATTTATGTTATAATACTGTAACATCTCATCTGGTCCAACTGCAAATTTATTTAAACTCATTCTTAAGCCTACTATTCTAGTACTTAATATAGATAAGTAAGACATTATAACAACCATTTCTCTCATGTCTACTTCTTTTCCATCATCAAAGAATAGTCTATTCTGCATTAGATTAAATCTCTTTCCAGATTCAATATATTTGATAAGGTATTCACTTGGTTTTCTGTATCTTAAAGGTTTGAATAATTTTATCCATGTTGCTATGTCATCAGAATGAGTTAAAGCTCTAAAACTATCATATATACCCATAGATTCAAACCAATATTTGCAAATAACCCTAGATAATAGTGTACCAATAGAACCTAGGAAATTTAGTAAACCTAGAACAAACCCTCTTTCTATGGTGTACCCTTCGTTTTCATCAAGTTTAAACTCTTGGAAATAGCTGTAATCTGTTTCTAGGATTTCTTCCTCAATACCTGCTATTATATTCATGTGCTTACTTTTAAGCTTTTTGCCTGATCGAAAGTTTTTTAATACTGCTGTCACTTCTTTGGGGAGAATCATGAA